TTGTGTTCCAAGACGATCTTGTCGATGTTGAGGCGTCGAACGCGCTCCTAAAAAAATATCGTACCGCTGGTGTGGAAACTGTTACCCCGGCTGACAAGGGTAACAAGCCGGGTAACAAAAAGAAAAGTGTTACCCAAACAGAAGTGCAGGATGGCGAGACCGCTGCTGAGGCCGCGGAACGGATCATGACCGCGACCGGCGCTCCGTGGGATATGGACGAAGCCCGCCGGGTAAAAGAGAACTACCTGGCACTCCTGAACCAGTTGGAATACGACACCAAGTCCGGCGCCGTTGTATTGGTATCTGAAGTGGCCGCTATCGTCGGGGCGGAATACGCAAAGGTACGTACCAAGCTGCTGGCGATTCCGGCCGAACATGCACCGCGCATTCGGCGGCTGAAAACCGTAACTGAAGTCCAAGACGCGCTGCAAGAGCTGATCACGGACGCGCTTGAGGAACTGACCAATGACGGAGGAGGCTGAGTCTGCCAAGTACGTCGCGGGCCGCAGTCTGCTCAAGCGCGAAGTTGTTGCTGCGCGCAAGAAGAATTTACAGCCGCCACCGAAACTGACCCTGAGTCAGTGGGCGGACCGGTATGCAGTGTTGTCGAAGGAGACGAGCGCGCAAACTGGGCGCTTCCGCGCATTCGCGTATCAGAACGGGATTATGGATGCCATCACCGACCCGTCGGTGACGCACGTCTCGGTGAAGAAATCAGCGCGTGTCGGTTACACCAAGATTCTCGACCACGTTGTTGGCTATTACATCCATCAGGATCCGTCGCCGATTCTGATGGTGCAGCCTCGTGTCGAAGATGCCGAGGATTACAGCAAAACCGAAATTACACCGATGTTGCGCGACACGCCGGTGTTGCGTGACCTTGCGGGTGATGCAAAGGCAAAAGACAGCAATCAGACGATCCTGAAAAAGACCTTTCAGAATGGATCGAGTATTTCGTTTGTCGGCGCGAACAGCCCAGGCGGTTTTCGCCGGATCACTGCACGCATCATCTGTTTTGATGAGGTCAATGGTTATCCGGTGGCTGGGGCCGGTGCTGAGGGTGATCAGCTAAAGCTGGGCGCCAAGCGCGCCGAGACATTCTGGAATCGGAAAATCATCGCCGGCAGTACGCCGACGGTGCAGGGCGATAGCCGGATCGACAAGGAATACCTCAAGGGCGATCAGCGCCAGTACTACGTGCCGTGCCCGCACTGCGGCGAAATGCAGGTGCTGGAGTGGGGCGGACCAGATACGCCCCACGGTATGAAGTGGGACAAAGATGAGGCTGGCAATGGATTGCCGGACACCGTCTACTACGTTTGCCGGGAGAACGGCTGTGTCATCAAAGATGACGACAAACCGGAGATGGTCGAGCAGGGGGAGTGGCGTGCATCGAAGCCATTTACTGGACACGCGAGCTTTCACATCTGGGCCGGCTACAGCCTGTTCCCAAATGCCTCATGGCGCAATCTTGTCGAAGAATGGCTCTTGGTCAAGGACGACCCGCTACTGCGGCAGACGTTTATCAACCTGGTGCTTGGTGAGGCTTATGAGGACCGGGGCGATAAAGCACTGAACGAAAATCGACTCGCCGCGCGCGGTGAAGTATGGGGTGCAGAAGTACCTGACGGTGTCGCCGCAATTACCGTGGGCATTGATACCCAAGATAGTCGCTTCGAGATCGAGGTGGTCGGATGGGGCATGCATGAGGAAAGTTGGTCGATTGAATATGAGGTCATCGAAGGCGACATGGAGACGCCGGAGCCTTGGGATCGATTAGATGCTTTCTTGAAGCGCGTGTGGCGCCGTGGCGATGGCCGTGGATTTTCTGCGTTGGCAGCGTGTATCGACAGCGGTGGGCACCACACGCAAAAGGTCTATGAGTTCGCGAAAGCCAGGCTGGGGCGCAAGATTTGGGCGATCAAAGGTGAATCTGCGATTGGCGGGAAGCGATCTCCGGTCTGGCCGACGAAGCGTCCGACTTCACGCACCAAGTCTAGCTTCCGCCCTGTGATCATCGGTGTCAACGCGGCAAAAGATTCTGTTCGGTCGCGACTGCACATCGATGAGCATGGGCCAGGTTATATGCACTTCCCGGTTGACCGCGACATCAACTACTACGCGCAGTTGACCTCTGAGCGGTCAGTCCGCAAGACGTCGGGCGGCCAAACCTACCGTGTGTGGGAGCTTCCATCAGGTCGTGCAAATGAGGGGCTGGACTGTCGCGTGTACGCGTATGCGGCACTTTGTGGCCTCGCGCATCAAGGGTTCAAGTTGAATCGGCGTGCTGCTGAAGTAGTCGGCACCTTGATCGAAGTAGCTCCCAATCTGTACGCGATAGACGATATCCCGCAAACGGGTGGAGAGGTCTCCGTGAGGCCGGCATTGCCACCTGCAGCGGCTCCGATCAAAAAATCCCGCATAAGCGGTTTAGCAAGGGCTTGAACGTGATTTGCAATCCACCAATTAGCATTTTTCAAGGCATGTCGAGAGACGCTTTGCAGCAGGCGCTGAACGCTGCGCAGCAGGCATATATCGATCTGTCTACCGGTGCAAAAGGGGAAAGCTATAGCTATAGCCAAGGCGATGGCGCCCGCGCAGTGACGTACTCGAAGGCAAACATTGCAGAACTGTCCGCGCTCATCCGCCAGCTGCAAGTGCAGTTAGGCGTGGTCTGCCACGCGCGCCGCCCACTTCGGTTTCGATTCTGATGCAGGACGGACCAAAAATCCTCGGAGCTAACGGCTTGCCGTTCTCCGCGAAGCCGTCGCGTGCGTCTGCGCTGGTTGGTGGCGGCCGCACGCCATACGATGCCGCTGACCGTTCCAGCGACCATATGGCTGACTGGAACCCGTATCTTGGGTCTGCCGACGGCGATCTCAACATGTACCGGGACACTATTGTCGCGCGCGTGCGGGATCTGGTACGTAATGATGGGTGGGCTTCCGGGGCAGTAACGCGCGTTCTGGATAACGTGATCGGCGGAAATTTCCGGCCGATCTTCAAGCCGGACTATTTGGCGCTACGCGCACAGACTGGCATCAAGGGTTTTGATCATGTTTGGGCCGAGGAGTTTGGGACTGCTCTGGAGGCATCCTATCGCTCGTGGTCGAACGATGTCGGTCGGTGGTGCGATACGCAGCGTCGACTGACGATGCCGCAGCTGATGCGGCTTGGTTTTCGCCACAAACTCATCGAAGGCGATGCGCTGGCAATGCTGCACTGGTTGCCGGGGCGAATTGCGCCAGGCAAGGCACGTTACGCGACCGCACTACAAATCATCGATCCGGACCGCCTGTCTAATCCGCAAGTCCAGTTCGATCAGGACAGCATGCGCGGCGGCGTCGTAGTCGATGAATTCGGGGCCGCTGTTGCCTACCATATTCGCCGCGCTCACCAAGGCGACTTCTACAGTGCCGCGAAATCGGTGACGTGGGACAAGATCGACCGCGAAACGGAATGGGGGCGGCCGATCATCGTTCATGACTTCGATCAGGAGCGGGCAGGCCAACACCGTGGCGCTGGCGGGATTTTTACACCGGTGCTACAGCGGCTCAAGATGCTCGTTAAATACGACGGCGCCGAGCTGGACGCCTCGATCTTGAATGCAGTGTTTGCGGCTTACATTGAATCGCCGTTCGACCATACGATGGTCGCGGAGGCGATGGGCGAGGCTGATGATGCACCAGACCTGGGGCGGTATCAGCAGGACAGAAATGACTTTCACAATGATGCGCGGCTTCGATTGGCCGGCGCTCGTATGCCGATCTTGTTCCCAGGGGAAAAGATCAATGCGGTGACCGCAGCGCGCCCAAACAGTAACTTCAAGGATTTCGAGGGTGCGGTGTTGCGTAACTTCGCAGCTGGAACGGGTTTGTCGGCGCAGCAGGTCAGCAACGATTGGTCGGACGTCAACTACAGTTCAGCGCGCGGCGCGTTGCTTGAGGCGTGGAAAACGCTGTCGCGCCGCCGTCAGGACTATGCGATCGGCTTCGGCCAGCCAATTCTATGCGCGTTCGTCGAAGAGGCCATGGAGGTGGACGACTTGCCTTTGCCGTCAGGTGCTCCAGCATTCATGGAGTGTCGGGCCGCCTACGCACGGGCGAAATGGATGGGGCCAGGCAAGGGGATTATTGATCCAGTGAAAGAACGGCAGGGCGCAATCCTTGGCATGGACGCAGCAATGACGACACTGGAAGACGAAGCCGCTGACATCGGTGGTGTTGATTGGCGCGAGACGCTTGCTCAGCGTTCGATTGAGATCAAACGCTTCAAAGAGATGGGTATTCCGCTGCCAAAGTGGGCAGCTGGAGCCGACCCTGACGACGCTATGAAGGAGCCAAGCCCGTAATGAAATTTGAATTTTTAGCACAGCGGCTGTTCAACGTCCCGCTGGCGATCGCGCCGCGTAAGGCTGAGGTCATCATGGCAGCCCTATCCCAACGCCTGGGCATCGGTCAGATATCGCACCTCGATGGTGGCGCTATGGTCCCGCTTGCCATGGAAGACGACTATGGCGACTTTGAATACAGTCGCGAAGGCCGCAACCCGCGCGCTGGCTACGACCTGGTGGCTGGAGTCGCCCGAATTGAGGTGTGCGGCACGCTGGTCCAGAAACTGGGCTCGTTGCGACCTTGGAGCGGCATGACAGGATATGACGGCATTCGTCAAAACTTCCTCACTGCGCTGTCTGATCCAGACGTCAAAGCCATCATGCTCGATATTGATAGTCCGGGCGGGGAGGTCGCAGGATGCTTTGACCTGGTCGACACGATCCACGGTGCCCGAGGCACAAAACCGGTTTGGTCGATTCTGAATGAATCGGCCTACTCGGCAGCCTATGCGATTGCCAGCGCCGCCGACAAGATCATTGTTCCCCGAACAGGAGGCGTTGGTTCCATCGGCGTGATCTGGATGCACGTCGACTGGTCCAAGGCACTGAGCGCCTCGGGTATCAAAGTCACCTTCATTCAATATGGAGATACGAAAGCCGACGGGCATCCGGAGATTCCGCTGTCCGACGAGGCGCTCAAGCGCTTCCAGAGCGACATCGATTCGATGGGCCAGCTGTTCGTAGAGACAGCCGCCCGCAACAGGAATATCTCGGTTAAGTCTGTCCGAGATACGCAAGCCGCGACGTATTTGGGGGCTGCTGGTGTCAGCCAGGGTCTTGCGGATGCTGTGATGCCCCCAGATGCAGCGTTTCGTGCGTTGCTCGCTGAAATCAATTAACCCTCCGGAGAAACCATGAAATTTCCTCGCATTGCGGCCTCTGTGCCGTTCGCACACTTGTTGGGCCTGCAAGCCGCTGCTGTCGTGGCAAAGGGAGCAGACGAAGAGTTGGAAGAAGATCCAGAAAAAAAGGATGCACGTCGCGCTGAAGATGATGACAAGAAGCCAGACGACGGCGAGACTGCGGCTGACGGCGACGAAGAGGACGACGCCGACAAGGATAAAAAGGCAAAGTCCAAAGCGAAATCGAAGGCCAAGGCTGACGATGACGGCGAAGACGACGCCGATGCCGAAGATGACGATGGTGACGAAAAAGAGAAAGCTGCCCGTCGCACAGAACGCGCTCGCTGCAAAGCGATCTTCAGCTGCACCGCCGCTGGCGTGCGTCCGGACATGGCTGCGCATCTCGCTTTCAACACCAACATGAAATCAAAGGCTGCGATCACCACGCTCGAAGCCGTCGCTGCCGGCACGCCACGCGCTACAGGCCTGGCATCGCGCATGTCCAGCGTCGCTTTGCCAAATCCGGGCGCCGACGGTCAGCAGAAGAAGGCCGAGAATCCAGCTGCCGACGCCGCCTCGATGATCATCAACGCCGGCAAGAAGCGCCGCGGCGAAAGCTGATCGCTCCCATCCAATCGACAATCTTAAGGAAAAATCATGAGTCTGACTGTGACTTCGGTGGGCGATAACGTCCAACAACCGAGCATTTCTGCAGTGCAGTACATCCCGGATCAGCTGATCGCGGGCAACTTGAAGCTGGTGACGTCGAACGTGACGGTTTTGTCCGGCAGCGGAGTCCTCAAGCGGGGCACGGTTTTGGGCGCAGTAACGGCCAGCGGTAAGTATATTCCGTGCGTCAAAACGGCTTCCGACGGTAGCCAAGTTCCAACTGCAATTCTTGCCGACGACGTCGATGCTACCAGCGCTGACGCCATCGGCGGGGCATATCTGATGGGTGAGTTCAACGTCAACGCGATGACCATCGACGCGAGCTGGACGGCAGCAGCAATGACAGCAGCGCTGCGCCCGTACAGCATCTTTGTGAAGTCTGCGGTGATCGCGGCAGACCCGACCTAACCGACACACCAAGAAAAGAAACCCGCTTCGGCGGGTTTTTTTACGTCTAAGCCCTTACTCTGGAGATTGCAATGGGTGCAAACACCTTCATTTACGACACCAACACCTTGGTGCAGGTAGTGCCAAACCTGAAGCGACCACAGAAATTTCTGTTGGATCGCTTCTTCCCAAATATCGTCACAAGCGACACGGAATACGTGTCCATCGATATTGATATCGGCAAGCGTCGCATGTCGCCGTTCGTTTCGCCTTTGGTCGAAGGCAAGCTCGTGGAGCAACGGCGCATGCAAACAAACACCTTCAAGCCGGCATACATCAAGGACAAGCGCGCCCCCGATCTGCGCAAGCCTGTTCGTCGAATGATCGGCGAGCGCATTGGCGGCGACATGACTGGGCCAGAGCGCGAAGCGGCGAATCTGGAATCTGAAATGATTGACCAGCTGGACATGCTGGATCGCCGCTTGGAATGGATGGCTGCACAAGCGCTGTCCACCGGCACGGTCACTATTGCGGGGGAAGGGTTCCCGACTGTTCTGGTCGATTTCGGTCGCGATGCCGCCCTGACCGTAGCGAAAACCAGTACGGCGCAGTGGACCCCCGCCAACGTTGTGGCCGGCACTGCGACACCGGCGGCCGATATTGAGAACTGGCAAACACAGATCCTGAAGAAGTCCGGTGCTGTCGTGACGGATATCGTCTTCACGACCAGTGCCTGGGCGGGCTTCGTCAAGGATCCGGCATTGACCGGCGCCATCATCTATCCAAAGCTGGGTGATCAGGGCAACTCGGTAAACATCGGGCCGCAGATCGCGCGCGGCGCCGTCTACAAGGGGCGCTGGGGCCAGTACGACCTGTGGTTGTACAACGACTGGTATGTCGATGACAACAACGTCGAGCAACCGATGCTGGCTGATGGGACGGTTCTGATGTCCGGTCAGGATTTGATGGGTACTCGTGCGTTCGGCAGCATCATCGACCCGGAATTCAACTACCAGGCCATGCCTTACGCACCAAAGACATGGGTTGAAAAGGATCCGGCGCAGCGCATCCTGCTGTTGCAGTCGTCGCCGATCGTCATCCCGTCGCGTGTGAACGCTTCGTTCGCGGCAAAGGTGGTGTGACATGGGGAAAAATACTGACATTAAGGCGGTTGTCGCCAATCGTCATACCGTCGATATCGGCGGCAAGTCGTACGGCCCCGGCGAAACCGTCACGCTGCCAGAGGCAGACGTCTTGGAACTGCGTGCCTGCGGCTTCCTGGTTGATCCGGATCTGGAATCCGCAATCGAGGCCGAGGGCGCCTCGCTCACTACGGATGGCGGGACAGAGGGCGCGACTGTCACGAACGGCTGATGATTGACTTCGACAAGATGGTGCTGGCGCCACTCGACAAGGTATTCGGGCAGGTCGTCAGCTATCAGCCCGCAGCCGGCGGTGAGGCATTTCCATTGCAGGGAATCTTCACCGACGGCTTCAAACAACCGGTGTTCGACGCTGACGGGTCCACCAAGTGGAATACATCAGCCCCCACGCTGGGAATTCGTGCGGCCGATCTTGTCGCTGCGCCGCTGAAAAATGATGCAGTGTCCATTTCCGGAAAGACGTATCTGGTGGTCGACAGCCGTCCCGACGGGGTTGGGTGGATCGTCCTTGTTTTGAAGGTTTCCCAATGACGACATCTGCCCAACTGCGTCTTATCGCCGTGCAAGCTCTCACGGGAGCTACGGATGCGGGGTTGAAGGTTTTTTCTCCGCTAGACATCGCCACATGGTCCGGGGAGTACCCATTGCTGGTAGTGACGGCGCCGGACGAAGAGGGGGAATCATTTGGACGGCAAGGCGCCCCCGCCTTTACAGTGA